GCCAAAAACCGCGCTCAGATGGCCATGCAAATGGCACAAAGAGCATCTCAAAAACCTAAGAAGGAGTAACGTTGAACGACTACAAACTTTTGGCGCATGTCGTCAAAGAAATTGAAAAGTTAAAACAAGAGCGAGAAGCCTATGTTGCAGCGGGTAGAGCTGACAGCATAGAAGAGTATCGCCAAGTCTGTGGGGTCATCCGAGGTCTCAACCTCACAGAAAATATTATTAATGAGCTCGTGCAAAAAATGGAGAAATCCGATGACTGAATTTGATATCGCTGCTGTGGACTTGTCCGGCATTCTTAATAAGCCAGCCGAAGATAAAGCCAAGCAGTTGCCTGACCCACGTACATTTCACATTTTGTGTGTGGTGCCTGAAGCTATGCAGGAGTATGCAGAGAGTGACGTAGGGATTCTTAAATCCAGCCAGTCTATGCACTATGAGGAAGTACTCACTCCCGTTCTATTTGTCGTCAAGCTTGGGCCTGACTGCTATAAAGACACCACTCGTTTCCCTAGCGGGCCGAGTTGCAAGGAAGGTGATTTCATCATCGTCCGCCCAAATTCAGGCACCCGTCTGAAGATTCATGGCCGTGAATTCCGCATCCTCAATGATGATTCGGTTGAAGCAGTCGTGGAAGACCCCCGTGGTATTACACGTGCATCATAAGGAGTAACTAATGGCACAAGCAGAGTTTAAAGGCGAGGACTTTGAGTTCCCCGATGAGAAAGAAGCTAAGGGTAAACCCGAAGCAGTAGAGGATGATGGCTTTGATGTAGAAATCGAAGACGACACTCCTAAAAAAGATCGTGGCCGCAAGCCCGATGACACACCACCTGAAGACCCCACTGAAGATGAACTCGCCTCTTATGACGAGAAAGTCCAGTCGCGTCTGAAGAAATTTACACGTGGATACCACGATGAGCGCCGTGCTAAAGAAGAAGCACTGCGTGAACGCGAGGCGGCTGAAAAGCTAGCCAAGCAATTGTGGGATCAAAACCGCAAGCTACAAGAACAAGTGTCGCTTGGGTCAAGGGCGTACATTGAGCAGTCAAAGTCATCTGCAGAGATGGAATTTGAGAATGCTAAGAAGCGATATAAAGAGGCTTATGAGGCTGGCGATTCCGATGCTGTAGTAGAAGCGCAAGCGGAAGTTGCTAAGGCAACACTGAATTTAGACAAAGTTCAGAACATGAGGCCTTTACAAGTTGAAGAAAATGATGTACAAATACCACAACGTAGTACAAATCAGCCAAATGTGTCACAGCGCGATCAGCGTTGGATGCAGAAAAACACTTGGTTTGGCACTGATCCTGAAATGACAGCTTCCGCCCTCGGGTTGCATCAAAAGCTGGCTAAGGAAAATGGTGCTGACTTTGTGGGCAGTGACGAGTACTACAAACGAGTAGATGCTACTATGCGTCGAAGATTTCCTGAGTATTATGAAGATGATACTCAGAGCGATGAAGATGATACTCCTTCGAAAAAGGTATCAGAACCGGCTTACGAGGAAGAACCTCCGCGCCGTGCAACAAAACCCGCTAATGTGGTGGCTCCGGCCTCCCGTAGCACTCCGCCTAATCGTATTAGGTTGAAGGCATCCGAAGCAGCGATCGCTCGCCGTCTTGGGGTTCCTTTGGAAGAATACGCTAAACAGGTTGCTCAACTGAAAAGAGGTGAATAATGGATCAAGTATTAACGTCTGGTAAGACACAAAACCGTACTGCTCGTGAAGCGGATTCTCGTCAAGTGATGCAACGCCCAGAGGCGTGGCGTCCTCCCGAGGCCCTTCCTAGTCCTGACAACCGTCCGGGCTGGTCGCACCGTTGGGTGCGTATAAGCACGTTGGGTAACGCTGATCCAAGCAACATTTCTTCGAAGTTACGCGAAGGATATGAACCCTGCAAAGCAGAAGATTATCCCGAGCTCATGATGCACGCTACCACGGAAGGTCGCTTTAAAGGCAACGTTGAAGTGGGCGGTCTGTTGCTCTGCCGAATTCCGGAAGAGTTCTTGAAACAACGGATGGAGTATTACTCCAACCAGAACAAGGCTCAGATGGACTCAGTGGACAACAATTTCCTTCGTGAAAGCGATCCTCGGATGCCCCTTTTCTCAGAAAAGAAAACCAAGGTCACTTTCGGTTCTGGTTCATAAATTAGGAGTCTTTTATGGCTTTTCCAACGGTAAACGCCCCTTACGGGCTAAAGCCGATCAATCTGTACGGTGGTACACCCTTCGCGGGCGCTACTCGCCAGTACCGGATTGCTTCGGGCTACAACACTGCCATTTTCTACGGTGATGTTGTCGAGATGATTGACAATGGTACGATTATCAAATCTGCTATTAACACAGCTCGCGCAACTGTTACAACGTCGCAAGTGATTGGTGTTTTCTTGGGCTGCTCTTACGTTAACTCGCAAGGTCAGACCATTTTTGCTCAGTATTTCCCAGCTAGTACATCAGCGCCCACTGGTACGTACATTACTGCTTATGTATGTAATGACCCCAATACGCTGTTTAAAGCTGTGATTGCTACTGGCGCTACAGCCGACGATGCTACTTCTGGCTTGCTGCCTTCCTCTACTACGCAATTTACCGTTATTGGTACTAACGTAGCATTGGTGCAGAACACTGGCTTGACTTCAACTGGCAATAGCCGTGTTGCGGTTGCTTCTTCTGCTACTACAGGTACATTGCCTATGAACGTTGTCGATGTTGTCTATGAGACTTCATACGTTAACGGTTCAGGTAACGTCGTGTACCCCGAGCTCATCGTTCGTTGGAACTTTGAGATTCATACAACCACTATCGCTTCTGGCGTTTAAACAAAAGGAGCTAAATCATGGCTATTTCACGCGCACAACTGCTGAAAGAGTTGCTCCCCGGTCTGAACGCTTTGTTCGGTATGGAGTATGCTCGCTACGGCGAAGAGCACAAAGAGATCTACGAAACAGAGACCTCTGAGCGTTCATTCGAAGAAGAGACCAAGCTTTCTGGCTTCTCAGCCGCACCTGTCAAGAACGAGGGCTCAGCCATCGCTTACGACAATGCACAAGAAGCATGGTCAACTCGCTACACACACGAAACCATCGCCTTGGGTTTCTCAATCACTGAAGAAGCGATTGAAGATAACTTGTACGACAGCTTGTCTGCTCGTTACACCAAGTCATTGGCTCGTGCTATGGCTTACACCAAGCAAGTTAAGGCTGCTGCAGTCTTGAACAACGGCTTCTCCACTAGCTACCCCGGTGGCGATGGCGTGTCTTTGTTTAACACAGCTCACCCCTTGATCTCTGGTGGCGTCAACAGCAACACTCCTTCTACACAAGCTGACTTGAACGAGACTTCTTTGGAAGCCGCCGTTATTCAAATCGCCGCTTGGACAGATGAGCGTGGTTTGCTGATCGCTGCTAAGCCTAAGAAGTTGATTGTTCCTCCAGCTTTGATGTTCACGGCTAAACGCCTGTTGGACACTGAGTTGCGTGTAGCTACTGCTGATAACGATATCAACGCGTTGAAGCAAATGGGCGCAATCCCTGAAGGTTACACTGTCAATCACTTCTTGACAGACACAAACGGTTGGTTCTTGACCACTGACGTGCCTAACGGTCTGAAGCACTTCGTTCGTACACCGCTGCAAAACTCAATGGACGGAGACTTTGACACTGGAAACGTTCGCTACAAAGCTCGTGAGCGTTATTCCTTTGGCTGGTCAGACCCTCTGGGTATGTTTGGTTCTTCAGGTTCAACCTGAAACTAGTACCAAAAGTACTACTAAGAGGGCCCTTTGGGGCCCTTTTTTATTTTTTAAATGTTTGTGCTATATTACCTGTGTCGTAACACAAGAGCTAAACATGGATACCACAAACCTACCCAAGACCCGCGAAGAAGCAAAGAAAACCGGCAATAAGTATTATTTCACTGGACAACCTTGCAAACATGGGCACATTGCAGCGCGCAAAACCAAGGGAGCCTGCGTCGAGTGTTTGAAAGTGGAATGGGCAAAAGGCAAAGAAACACGTGCCGAGTATTTTCGCGGCTACAACAAGTCTGAAGCTGGCATAACTGCTAAGCAGGAATACTACAAGCGAAACAAAGAAGCCGTAGTAGCTCGCGCAAACGCTCGACCTTTAGAAGAAAAGCAAGAGTACAAACGTAGGCATAAAGAAAAGTTTCCAGAGTACTACACAACATTGAACAATGTACGCAAGCGCCGTCACCGTAACGCAACCCCACCTTGGGTTACAAAAACACAAAAGCAAACAATGCGGCATTTGTATGAGCAGGCCACGCAACTTACCAAAATTACAGGCGAACGATACGTTGTAGATCACATAGTGCCACTAATAAACCCCGTAGTCTGTGGTCTGCACGTGCCGTGGAATTTGCGCGTTATTACGCAAGAAGAAAATTTAAAGAAGTCCAATAAACTTGTTGCACACACAGAAGCACCGTGATATAAACACAGTAATCCGGGGTTTTCCGGTGCATTAGACAGTCCCGGCTGACGACATACAGACTGATGCACTTAACTTGTATGTAAGGAATACATCATGGCATCGACCACCTTCTCCGGCCCAGTAACGTCCACAAATGGCTTTATTGGTAACTTAACCGGTACTGTTACTGGCACTGTTGCCGTAACCACTCTCACAGCCGCTGGCTCCGTAACTGCCGCCCAATCTGGCACTACATTTGTTTTGAGTTCTGCAACTGAGTTTGCTACAACTCTCCCCGCACCTGCTGCTGGTTTGGTGTACACATTTATTGTTGGCGCTGCTCCTTCTGGCGCAAACTACACGATTGTTACCGCCTCTAGCGCTAACATCATCAAGGGTCAGGCTTACCCCGCTTCTGGCGATGCTGGTGACACTGGCACTGCTGATGACACCATTTCCTTCGTGAGCGCAGCCGCAGTTGCAGGTGACTCGGTCACTGTGTTTAGTGATGGCACTAGCTGGTTTGCTAAAGGCTTCTGCGCTGTTGCTACTGGTATCACATTCACCCAAGCGTCTTAATTGATCTAGGGGGCTTAGGCCCCCGTTTTAAAGGAGATTAATATGACGATGCAATATGACGTTCTATCGGCGCACTTGAACGTAAGTGGGCAGATGGTTGTGGGGCGTAACCGCCTCAAAGGTCTAATTTCTATGGGTACCGCTACGGCGGGCACGATTAACTTCTGGGACACAACAACTGCCCCAGTATCTGCTACTTATGGGCGATCGGGCAATACTGTAACTGTAACTCGCGTGGCGCATGGCCTTTCTACAGGGGAGGCTGTTGGCCTTACTTTTGGTTTGGATGTGTCAACCCGAGCAGCCACTAATGGCAACTACCTTGTGACCGTGTTGACCGCTGATACTTACACAGTGACAGACATCAATTCTGGTACGGTAACGGCTGGCACAGCGGCTACGCAAGGCACTCGGTGGTTGGCATCTTATGACACCAACACTGCTTCAGATGTTGTGACGGTATTGATCCCCGGGGAAGGTATTTTGGCCCGAAATGGTATCTACGCTCAACTGGCTAACCAAACCGGATTGACAATTTTCTATGGCTAAGTCTCCAGCATGGCAGAGAGCGGAAGGGAAGAACCCAGAGGGCGGCTTGAACGCCAAAGGGCGAGCCTCTGCGAAAGCGCAAGGCATGAATTTGAAACGGCCCCAGCCCGAAGGCGGCTCCCGGCGCGACTCTTTCTGTGCGAGGATGAGTGGAATGAAAAAGAAGCTGACCAGTGCAAAGACGGCCAACGATCCGGATTCACGGAT